AGAACGCAGGCATCCTAGCTCGACGTGTGTCGGAAAGCTCAGGTGCTTTACCTTGATACATCAAAGAGTCGCTGGAATCCAGCCAAAATTTTTTGTCTAAATATTTATTAGAGGTATTTCTACCTAGAGGTTCAAGCACCCAATTAATGGTTGCCTTCCTGAGCTTATCGAGAGAAGGACTCCAATTGAGACCAAGCTCAGTACATACCAAGCTATTTGCTGCCACATGGACTTGCTCATCACGTGAGATATCAGCGCTTACTGTTCTGAGACCAGCATCACCGTTAAATCTGAAGAATGGGAGGAGCACAAAGAAAATAGCACGCTCGGCAACAAGTGCCTTGAGGAGCGTGTGATCTGGATGAGCAATCCAGGCGTCACGTAGTTTCTTGGCTTCGGCTTCAGCTTTTTCATCAACGCCGATAGCGTTGGCGATGTAACCGAGAGCAAGGTCGTGGTTTTCTTCGTCCTTGATATTGGACAAAAGGAGATTCCTTGCCACTTCCGGAACTTCATTTTTGAGAGCATCTTTGATAAAGTCACCAACAGGCAATTCCATATGACGAATAGCCAAGGCGCGGTAGATTGTCTCCTCCGCACCATCAGCTAGTTTACCAGCCGTAGTCTGTACTGGTGACCATTTACGTTTACGATTTAATAGTTTTTGATAGGGGTTCATTCGCCGCAATTACAATCAGGAGCAGGATCATTTAGAAGAGACTCCAGGTATGCGTCAACGTCACCTTCATCTAATGCGGCGTAGGCATCAGACTTATCTTGAACGTCGCTCATCACCTGAAGCGAATAGTAAAGAGAAGTCTGTGGACTTGCCAACCAATCTTCGATGAATTGCTCATCATAGGTAACCACATCTGACCATGAGTTGAATGAATAACCATGCAACAGTCCGGTCTTATCTAGCAGGGTAACAATACCATCACACACTGCTTTGTAATCATCCCAGCCAACTTCTGACGCGATCTCTACAGGACCATAGTCAAAGCTCTGGACGCCAAATGTACCGCTGTCACGGTCCACCTGACGGGCAATGGGAGGGGCGATCTCAGGACAGGTGGTGTACCCATCGAGATCGGTGTAGCGGTAGCTGCAGGACGCTGTGGGGGCAATAGCAAAGGCTCGATCCATGTTATTGAATCGTGCTACCTGAGCAGCAGCGAGGATGCCTGCACGAATCTCTGAGGCAAGGATGTGTGCAGGAGTTTGAGCAGTCTGACCTGAGATCAGATCCTTGAGTGCAACACCAAACTCTTTATACGTTACTCCGTTACGTCGGAGGAGGTTTGCGAGACCCAGCAATCCGAGACCGACTTGGCGATCTGTCTCTGAAGGGAGGTATTCTCCGCTAGATCCAACATCTGTCTTTCCGTGAAGACTGCACAGTTCGGACATTCCGTGAACAAACGCACCTTGAATGTCATCGAGTTCACATTGGCCGAGGTTAACATGTTGAAGTAGACAGGTACCTCGTGAGGGCAGATAGACCTCCAAGCAAACGTTACCCCGGATTCGATTTCCATTTTTGTCAACCTTGGTTTTGTTGAGCCAGATGTCTCCTTTCTTGATTCCTTCAAGGAGGGCTTCTTTTACTTGTCTGGTGGCTGCATCCCACCATAGTTGGTTAATGTTGACGCAACGCTTAACCCAAGGTAGCTCAGCCCGACTAGCAGTGATAAACTCAAGCACATCAGGATGACTAAGATCAAGGTGACATACAACAGCTCCATTCTTATACACTCCACCTCTACGGAGGATCTCATTCAGAGTTGAGTAGATCTTTGCAAAGGATACTGGGCCAGAAGCCACAAGTCCCTTGCCATTTTCAGCGCCTTTTTGTCGGAGCTTGGATAGATGGACAGCCACGCCAGCTCCGTAGCGGAGAGCGTGGGAAACAAAACGCCACGAGGCTTCGATTCCATTTGGACCTTCCATTGTGTCTTCAACAACGAAGACGGTACACGATACAGGTAACCGAGAGGTAGGATCATCAATCCACGATTGCACTCGACCAGTGCGAGCAATAAGTTCTTTCGGTGGTTTAGACATGATTACACAAGATCAGTAAGGTTAGGGGGTTGATAATTTGGTCCCTTCAAGACCTTGCCATCTTCACGGTAGATAGGTTTACCGTTCTCACCAAGCTTAGATAGGTTACTCTTGTGTACACGGTCTAGTGCTTCATCGAGATCCCAACCAAGGTTAGCAGCATATTGATAGCAAACATAAACAAGATCAGCTAGTTCTTTTAGGCAGTCTGCTGCATTAATAGTCAGACCCATGATCAGCTGATTCTCTGCATCTAGAAACTCTTTGAACTCTTCAACGATCAAACGCCTCTGCATAGTCCGTGAAGCCGGCGTAGTACTGTTCTTCACCTGGAAAGCGTTCCGGAATTCGACGGCTTGCTGGAGAAGGGTTGATGATGTCATTTTCGAGTTCGTTTTGCAGATAGTGGATAGCTTTACGGAGATCGTCGCGGCGGCTGTCTTTATGCCCTGCGCGACAAATGTATTTAATTGCGTTACCGAGATGGAAACTTAATCCTTGGTCTCGAATAAAGTCCCAAACTTGGATACTGCCTCGTCGATAGTAGTCCGGTCCGGATTGATTGGTGGCGGCCATTTTTTAATGAGGTTTGATACGTTGTTGCCCAGCACAAAGCATTGCTTCTGAAGAGCAAGGAATAGGGTGATGATAGCATCTACCTCACCCTTAGAGCTATTCAAGGCGTCTTCAATCTGACGCATCTTGAACTGCTGCTCTATTGTCAGATCCAACACTGGCGGTGGTGGGAAGCCATGGTCTGACTTGTTTAGTTGAAAAGTCATAGTCGTCACATTGAAGAATCTTCGCTAATCGTGCATTCAACAATGCAACTGACTCATCAAGACCCTTCTCAGCGAAGGCGTCTACGACAGTCTTCCATGTTTCACCGTGTTCATCAAGAAGAGCTGCAGCACGTTTGATACCAATACCAGGTACACCAGCATAACCATCAGTCTGATCACCTGCCATTGTCTGTATCAGATGCCATCGCCTACCCTCTTCTGGGGTGATCTCAACCACACCTTGAGTGAGGTCAAACAGTTGGCCAGGAATCTGCCGCATATCCTTATCGGGGCTGCAGATGATATGTCCGGGTTCCTTGGTGGCATAGATACCTAGCGCATCATCAGCCTCAAGTGTAGGCATCACAACAACGTTGTAGTTTTCCTTGAGTTTATTGATGACCCTTTTGTAACCACACGGTTTCTTTCGGTTTCGGTGTCCTTTATATGCTGGGTCAAGAGATTTACGAAAGTTGACACTATCAGAAAAGAACAGAATAGAATCATCAAAGCATCCGAGATCACTGGCGATGCTATAGAGTTCTCGTTCAACGTATTCGTATGCCTCACTGAATCTGGAGGTAACGACGATGAGATCTTCTCCGAAGTCAATCTCTGTTTCTGTGGCAGCACAACATTTGTAGACAATGTAGTCAGCGTCAATTAATAGACTCACTTACCTTGTCCCCGCCTGAGCTTACGCCCATGCGAAGGAAGACTACGAGTGCCATTACCTTGACGGGTGTGCTTGAATTTTGCCTTGGATTCGAATTGAACTCGACCAAGAGAGGTTTTAGATTTTACTGCCATATATTTGGTGGATTAGTGAACATCAGCCCAGGTTTGACCCACCTTAGCTTCAGCTGCAATAGGAACCCTGAGGTCATAAGTTTCTCCTGCTGTTAGAGCAGAGATCAATAGTGCCGACGATAAGGTATCAGCATAGTCTGGTGGGCATTCAAACTGCAATTCATCATGGATGAAAGCCAGTTGATGTGCATTGATTTCACATTGGTTGATCACATTATGAGTGTGAATCATCCATTGTTTCGCTATAACACCCGCGCTCCCTTGGAGAAGGTAGTTAAGGGCTTTGTGGCTACCATCAACAGCGCAGCGGCGACCGTCACACAGGTTAATGTAACCAGATTCCGCCTTGGACTTAACCGCAGTAACCAGTTTCTCAAGTCCTGGAATTGCATCCATGTAAGCTTGGCGTATCTCGGCACCCTTAGCTTTGGCATCTTTGGGAGATAGTTGTGCATCGTAAGATAGTCCGATCTTTTGGTCACCGGCTCCGTACAAAAAGGCATAGGTTACTGTCTTTACTAGGCGGCGTGAAATTCCAATCTTGTCCGCATTTTCTTGGTGTATGTCACCGTTGAGAAGAACATCTCCGTACCTGCCTCCATCATATCTGGCAAGGTAGTGTGCGAGCATTCTAAGTTCAATGCCTGCGAGATCAGCGCCAACCATGACATACCCAGGGCTAGCACGAAATAGCTTTCTAAATTCAAGATCACTTGGTACCTGCCCGAGATTTGGATTTCGATGGGCGCATCTAAACGTGTTCGTGGCAACAGAACAGTGGTGGTGAATGCGGTGATCCTTTACAAGTTTTAGCCACGCATTCTTCCCTTCAGATAACATGCCAAGTTGTTTGGTTAGTTCAAGGCAACGGAAGAACTGAAGTGCTTCTTCAGTACCGAGATCCTTGAGAACAACTTCATCAATGGCAGTCTTGCCATTTGCTGTCATCTTCTCGAAGTTACGTCCGTGACGCACCTTCATCACCCAAGCAATGTGTTCACGGCTTGTAGGATTGAACTCTTTCAGTCTAGTGAAAGTAGCTCCGGTGACATATCCTTGTGTTTTGTTAGGTCGTTTAGGAGTAAACTCCGGTCCAGCAACGTAAGGGTACCGCTCCCGTAATAGCTGATTAAGACCATCAAGCTCGGAGTAGAGAGCTTGTGCAAGTTGCCATGCAGCAGGCTCATCAAAGTACCATCCATATAGTTCTTGTTCCGTGAGTATCCTGGCAACGTCATGTTCTAGCGTGATCCATTCAGGAATGGTTGAAAGTGTTTCCAAAGTTTAGTCGTAACAACAACGTCTTGTATCATGTAGTCTTGCATCTCTTGTGACCATTCTTTCCAGTCAGCAGTCTTACCGAATGCACCCTTGTATTCGCCAAGACGATAGCCATAGGATTCAAGGGAGTGACGACCATATAACTGCAGTGGCATATGTTTCCACTTACGTTTTTGATCAATCTTTAGAATATCGGCGTGACAAATGCGACTGAGCACAAGAGTATCAAGAGCAGTACCGCTGGCGGTAAACCAGGGAAAAAGTTTGCGAATAACAGGAATATCGTAATTGATAATGTTGTGGCCAACAATAAGTTTAGCATCTTCAAGACGCTGTAAGCCACGAGTGATCGGCTCGGCATCACCCTCATCATTATAGACAAGGGTTTGGTCAGTTTCCGTATCGTAGATGCCAAGACAGTGGATGCAGGTAACATCATGCAGGAGACCGTTTGTCTCTAAGTCAAAGATAAGCGTCATTCCAGTGGCGTATTACACCAGCAACAATAAATAGGTTAGTTACTACCAGCAGTAACTCTAGAAGGTTTAACCTCCTTATTAGCTTCTTTCCAGACATATGTCTTGTCAACGAACTGTGCTCGCTTCACTGCTTCAGGTGTGGGAGGATTAGGACGCTTAAGTTGTGCCAAATAGTTAAACGCGCGATCCCATGCTTCTTTAGAAATCTGTTGTTGGGTCGAAGTCGTCATCGGGTTGAGTTTCATTGAATTTACAGGTATTCAGATCGTAGCTTAGTCGGCACGCGATGCCAACCTCGCCTGAATAGCGATTCTTGAGGATTCGCACAGTTGTATCACCTCCTCCAGATGCGCTCTGCTGGTTTCTTTCAAGCGCAATAACTCCGTCAGAGAGTTGTGCAATTGCTGCAGATCCGCGCAGCTGTCCCAAAGTGACGCGGGCACCTTCTTCATGGTTTTGATCGGTAGATGTTCTACGTAGGTGAGAGACAAGGAACATAGCAACACCTGTACGCTCTACAAGAGAACGCAACCTTGTCATGGTGGTGTCGATCATCCGGCGCTCATCACCATCCAAACCAGAAAGAAGGATACTCAGGTGATCTAGAAAGATGACCCGCGTATCAAGACCTGTTGCCAAGTACTCAATTCGGTTGTAGATGAGATCAGGATCAAAAGAACCGAAGCCGTCGAAAAGAAAAAGATTCCAGTTAGCAAGAGTGTCTTGATAAGCTTGGGTGAGAGTAGATCTGTCATGTTCTCCAATGTGTAGTGATTTGCCAACTGCTGCGGACATCAGTCCGAGAGCTGTACGACGGTTGGATTCCTCAAGAGCCAAGTAACCGACCCGCTCGCCGTTACGTAGCAGGTGAGTTGCGAGTTCACGACAGAAGCTGGATTTCCCGATACCAGATCCAGCAGTGATTGTAACAAGTTCTCCAAACCTGATCCCGTGTAGTTTGCTTTGGATTCCTTGAAATGGATAGTCATGATCAGAAGGTGGTGTTGGTGTTGTGACTAGATCGAGCAGAGACTTTCCGTCGATGATACCATCTGGACGGTAAGGTTTAGCGTCCCATATAGCTCGACGAATCGCTTCAGAGTCATTGTTTTGAAGTGCGTCTGACGCATCCTTGTAGCCCTCAAGTCTTGCGATCTTTGTCTTGCCAGGTGGTAGGACGCTTGCCGCTTCCTCCGTTGCCTTACGGCCTGCCTCGTCATTGTCGAAGAACAAGACAATCTCCTCATAACCCTGGAGCCAGGGGATAGACCGTTGAACCGATTTCCTGGCCGCAGCGGCACCGCTAGGTAAAGATACCATCTGCCACCCCGGCATAGCCTCTTGACATGAAGCTGCATCGAGTTCTCCTTCAGTGATAACGACTCGTTTTCCAGTGGCGGGAAACAAATGTTGTCCAAAGAGTG